TTCGCCTTCGCAAACGAACACGCCTATTCCACCTTCCCAATCGCCCAGATCATAGGTTTTGTGATAGGCCACGGTTGTTTTCATCCCCACTCACGCCCTCTTTCTAATCTTCTAGTTTTAAATTCGTTCCATATTTCTCATTGAGGTAATTCAGATATGCGTTCAGTTCTCCGATAGCCAACTTGTACTTTAATTCCGAATCAATAACTTCGAAATGAACCGTCGTTCCGTTTCGATTTGGTTTCTTCCAGTTAATAGGCTTCATGCCATCATTGATGAGCTTTGTCCAAAAGAAGGCTTTGCCGATCTCAAACGTTTTTTCATCTTGTTTCAGCAGTTTGTCAGTTAGCTTGCGTTGGACAATTTTCCCACTTATCACGCTGAGCATTATTTCTCACGCCCTCTTTCTCCGAATCTTCATTTGCAATATCCCGTTCCCCCGCGCCTTCTGTGCCTCTTTCCTGCGCCGTATCTCGTTCAGCGCTTCAAACTTTAGTTCGATCGCGCATTCCCGGTCGTGGAAGGCGATTTCGTACAACTGCGACAATGTTGCTTCGCGCCAGTTCATGTTTGTTCACGCTCCTTCTTCGATCAATCGGATTGCGGCGAAAATCGGGAATATCTGTTGCGGCACTACGGCGTTGCCTAACGCTTTCAGTCTTGCCGCCCGGTTCTTTACACCAACGGCAACCCTTGGTGGTTCCCATTCAAATTGCGGCTGTCCGAGTCCTGCTGGCCATCGATGTCCGTCCAACCAATCGGAAAGCCCATCAAGCACTCCACCCACTCCGGATTGAGTTGGCCGCCGACATTGTGCGGTTCCACATTCCCTACTGCCCCAACAAGCATTGTCCCGTGGGTTCCGTTTGCTTCCGATGGCGCAAGAGGTCGAACAGGCTTCCAATCTTGGCTTGCTGTCGGTGTCGGCCAAAGTTTCACCACATCGTTCAAATTCTGGCTCCAACCCTGTTCCGCTTTCCGTTTCTGCCGTGGCGATTCCTGGTTGTCTCCGCTCCTGTAATCCCGCGCTTGTGGCGTCGGCCACATTTTCACCATCCGGCATAGATAATCCGTCTTTCTCCCCGTCGCTATTCTGGAAGGTCGAAGTTTCCCTTCCACTTCCATTGTGTCGCTTGCCGTCACTGTAGGCCACAATGAAAACCCTGTCTCGTCTGTGTGGGGCACCGACGGCACAAGCCGGAATAACAAACGCTTGCGCGGTGTAGCCGATACTTTCCAAGTCAGATAGCACATCGTCGAGGCCCAGATTGACGTGTCCAGCAACATTTTCGCCAATAACCCAGCGGGGCCGGATTTCCGCGATAATTCTAAACATCTCCGGCCAGAGGTGGCGGTCATCTTCCGCGCCTCGTCGCTTCCCGGCAACACTGAAAGGCTGGCAAGGGTATCCTCCGGCAATAATGTCAATTGTTCCAATGCCATCCGCGTCCAACCTCGCTTTCGTCAACGCCCGCACATCGTCGTATATCGGGACATGCGGCCAGTGTTTTCGAAGCACCTTTTGACAAAACGGCTCGATCTCGCAAAACGCTACCGTCTCGATGCCCGCCCATTCCGCCGCCAGTGATATGCCGCCGATTCCCGAGAACAGGTCGAGCATTCGCAACTGTATCACTTTCCGCCCATCCCCTCCGCCGTTTCAATCCAGAAATCCAAATAGTTCTTGGCCTTTTTCAAATCCTCGACACCGCCTTTATGCGGCGCCCGGCTTACGTACTTCAGCACGTTTCCGCGGCAAAAACCGATGAATTCTTCAGGCGTTAGCTTCGCGCGAATGTAGTCGATCACTTCGATTCCGCCTATTGTGTAGTGCGGAGGATGGTTGATGTTGTCCTGTTTCGTTTCCTCCTGCTTGATCGGTATGGGTTGATTCGGCTCATACGCCCAATGCTTGTGTTTCAACTCCGTATGCCACCTGCCTTGACATGCCGCTGCTGATTTTCCGATCATCGCCCCGGCGACTTCGAACGCTTCTTGTTGTGTTTTTCCCTTGGCCTCGTATTCCAGCACAACTTTCGCCAGAGTTTCATCCTGCCAATGCGACCATGAATCTTTGCGGATACCAGCTTTGCCGTAACTCACGATGCATCCAGCCTTTCGAACTCCACTTCCACGCGCGGATTATCGCGGTCGATGTCATAGTCCATAATCTGCGGTAAGGCCAACTGGTCGTTCTCGTATATCCGCGCATCTTCGAAACAGTCCAGCAGCAACTTTAAGGTATTGTGCGTATCCCTGCGCCGGCCGTTCGGGAAGTAAAACCAGAATCGGACGATCACTTTCCCATCTGCCGTCTTCCAGCGGTTTCGCACGCGCCAATCCGTGGCCAATATGGTCATGTCGTCCGCCCAATTTTTGGCCGTTTTGCTTAACACGCGCATCCTGCGGCCTTTGACCATTGCGTTCCTGTACATATGGTTCATACTAGGCGGCGTGCCGGGTATGATTAAACGGTTCATGCACTCCGCTCCTTCCGTTCGTGCTTCTCATTCTCCTCTCGTGCGACTTCCCGCCACAGTTCCGCGAAGGCCTTTGGCAGGAATTCGTAAATCATCTTCGAACTTGCGCCTACCGACCGCATTTCAAATTCTATTTGCCGCGTCATATGGTCCAGTTCTTGGAGTTTGCGCTTCATCCACGGCCTAAAACTTTCCCACGTTGCGAGCATTTCTTTTTCGCGGCCCCGTTGGTTCATGCGCTTCTACCCCGCGACGGCAGTTTGCGGCCGGACATGTCTTCAAACTCCAATATGCCTTCTTCGACTTCGCGCCACGGAAGCCGGGAAAAATGCGCGTGTACTACTTCGCGGTTTGGCAGTCTGCCGGTTCTGTTCTGCTTTTTCAACCATTCGTACACATGCCAGCGATTCATATTCATGCTCCTTTCGTGGTAATTTCCGCAAAGCGGTTGTATTGTTTCAGGAAAGCCAGTTCGATTGATCCCGTCGGACCGTTTCGGTTCTTTGCGATGATCAGTTCCATGATGTTTTTTCGTTCCGTTTCCGCGTCGTAGTAGTCTTCACGATGCAGGAAAATCACCAAATCCGCAGTCTGTTCGATTTCCCCGGATTCGCGTAAGTCCGACAAGAGAGGTTTTTTGTCTTGGCGTTGCTCGACACTTCGGGATAACTGACACAGACATATCACCGGAACGTCGAATTCCCGGGCAAGACTTTTCAACCTCCGCGTATTCTCCGAAACTTGGTCGTATCGACTCATCCCACGTTCCGGCGCTTGAATCATGCCAAGATAGTCCACCATGATGTATTCGAGCCCGTGTTCGCGTTGGATGCGCCGTGCCTTAGCCTTGATGTCCGCTATGGTGGCTCCGCTTTGGTCGTCGATGATGAGGTTTCCTTCGCTCAATAATCCGATCGCCGTCGTCATCTTGTCCCACTCGTCGCCTTTCACCAGCGCGGAATTTATCTTCTGCAAGTCGATCCCCGACATGTTAGCGACGATGCGCTTTGCGAGCGACTTCCCTGACATTTCCAGCGAGAAGATTACACCCGGAATTTTCTTGTCGATGCTCAGGTTTTTGGCGAGTTGTAACATCAGCGCCGTTTTGCCGACAGACGGTCGGGCCGCGACGATGATCAAGTCCGATTTTTGGAACCCTGCCGTGATTCGGTCGAGCGTCGCAAATCCAGACGGAAGCCCGGTTATGCCGCTGTCGTTTTGGTAGTAGTTCCGCTCAAACTCCTCGTAAAACTCAACCAGTAGGTCTTTCAGGCTTCGCGTCGTTTCCAGCTTGATCGTCGCTTCCGAGATGCGGGACAGTTTGCCGACGGCGGTTGCAATCGCCTGCTTGATTTCCTCGCCGTCCCGCAAGGTCGCGGATTCAATCAGCGTTTGCCCCACTTGGACGGCGTATCGTAACGCCGCGATGTCCCGCAAACGTTCGGCGTATACGCGAACCGTCGCAACAGTCGGAATGGACTTGGCCACTTCGGCCATACGCGACATCGAAATATCCAGCTTTTCAAAGACCGGCGCCAAAGCCACGATGTCAATTTCGTTCGGATTGTCCGTCCAGCGCTTGACGATTTCGTCGTACAGCTTCGCGTATTTCTCGTGGTAGAAGTATCGCGGTTTGACGATCTCCACGATGTCCGCAATGCAGGACTTGTCAAAGAGCATGCAGCCGATGATGTGTTCTTCCAACTCGACATCATGAGGTATTTGCAGCACGTCCTAGCCTCCTTTGCTTCTCTAGTCGCAGTTGTTCCATTTCCTCGATGAGTTTTCTGGTTTCCTCGACGCCGGGCACGTGCGGTCCGGTTGGCGTTTTTATTTGCTTTTGCTTACGTCCCAGGGCGACAGGTTCCGACGGCACGTTTTCTGTTAGGGACGTTTTTTTGCTCCATTCTTCGTAGATGATTGGCGCACAGTAGGATATGGTCCGAATCTTGTCCAACCGGTGCTTAGGCTTGTAATCCGCAAACGCTTTGTCGATGCAGGTTTTTATCAAGTCAACGGGTATACGGTCTTTGATCATTTGCAAGATTAGCTTATAATCATCGGGACTAACCGCACTCCCACTTCCGCGTTTCACGACGAAGTATTGTTCAACTTCTTGCGCTCGTTTCGCAATTTCGTCGTCGCTTATAGAATCATCATCATCAGCTTTTTTAATATCTTGTATAATATCTTGTTGTGATACGACATTTTTGTCGTATGTGATACGACATTTTTGTCGTATGACTTCATCGTGATGCGACATTTTTGTCGTATCACTTTCTTGTGATGCGACATTTTTGTCGTATCTGTTTTTGTACTTTTTGGACTTCCTGACCGAAAAAATGAGGCCATGTGACGCTCGTTCTAGTTGTATGTATCCATGCTGTTCAAGCGTCTTAATCCATCTTTCGACTGTTCTGCGTTCGACTCCAAAATGCCCGGCTATTTCATCGATCCTTACCGGCTTGTTCCCGAGCACGATGCCCCACGTTACCCCGTCCCGTTCTTCTTCTCCGGTCGTGGAGCTTATACACCACAGGAAAAGCCAGATTGCCGAACCTATTTGTTTGTAGTGTTTTGGCTCCAAAATTCCCGAATATACTGGGAACGGGTAACTGCCGGACATCGGTCTATCTCCCCTCCTTCTTCCTGCACAACACAAACGGTTTGTCTACGCCCACTACGGAATATCCCGGATACGACGTTTTTAGATACGCCAGAATCGCTTTCTTGCGTTCTTCCCGATCCGGGATATTCCATAGCTTTGAGGCGATTAGGATACGGGTTGGTACGTCACCGAATATGTCTCTCATTTTCCGCCGATGGTGTCTAAAATGGTTTTGATGGCGTAATATTCCGGGTTATAAATTTTCAAAATCTGATCTGGTAAAAATGAGATTGCGGCAAAAAACGACATAAACAACACCAAGCCATAAGCGATGACAAAGCCAAAAGTTCTGTCTTCGTCTTGTTTACAACACTTGAAAAATGATTGTAGCGATTTTTTAAAAGCTACTATCGACGCGATGAGTACACTCAAAGTAACAATGGAATAAACAATTCCCTCAACGAATTGTTGCCGTACCATCACGCCATAAACATGTTCCGTGGCAACACCAAGTTTCACAGACAGCGCGTCGATGTATTCGATGATCTTTTCTTGAAACTTTTCGCTCATGTACCCATTCACCCCTTACACGTCTTTAAGTAACGATTCCATGTCACTTTCTTCTTTGGCTTCAAGCGTTTCGTTTTCGTCAACCACGGTATAATCGGTGTCGATCACGTTTGGTTCCGTAGCCGGTTCTTCGCCGTACTCGAGCTTGGTATCCAAATCTTCGCTAAAGGCTTGTCTCATCTCGATGGAGAGAATGCCCCACTTGGACAGCATGTTGCGGATGACGGTTTTGAGGGCCATTGCATCGTAGTCGTTTTTCCATCCGAAGTCGCTCTTGGCGAAGCGTTTCCGATGTGCCTCGATCTTTTCCTTGGGCCAGTAAACCGCCTTTCGGAACCCATTGATGAGTTCGAAATAACCGGCATAACCGATGATTGCATCCGACTTTCTCTTTTCGAAGTCCAATTCCAGCTTTTCCGTCAACGGGTCCCATTTGACCAGTTCGCCTTCGTGAACCGGCAGCGCGTTCAGCGCTTTGTATAGGCCCGTGCGTAGTGCCAATTGAATGTACCCCTTATATCCAAGTTGAAAAGTCGCTTTGTTTCCGTATGGCACCACCCACGCATAACCGAGGTTTTTGTCAACCGGTAAATCCAGCGTGGCCGCAACCATTGCGGAGGAAATGACGCTCATCTGATCGCATTTTTGGAGGTTTACGTCCGAATTGACCAGATTCACGATGCTAGTCATGAATTGCGGTGCCCGTTTTCCAAGCACTTCTTCAAACCGTTTCTTGATCGTCGGGCTGTTGAGCAGGGATTTCACGCCGGCAATCGGTGATACCTGCCCGCCGTTACCGTTTTGCCCATTCGCCCGGTTTGCCAATGCTGTTCCCAAATCCCGTTGTGTTTTTGCCATCTAGATCAAGCCTCCATTCTCTTGATTTCAAACCGGCGGCTTACGCTCGGTTTCAGGTATTTTTCGTATATTTCAGGTTGTTCTTCTTTCAGCTTTTTGCTGTCTACCCTGTTTGAAGTGATAGTTTTCCAAACCACTTTCCAATCACGGAAGAATCCGGTTTCGTACTCGCCAAGAAGCATTTGCAGGTGGTTTTGAGCCTCTTGTTTTCGCTCCTGGGCCGCCTTTTCATCCTCGACAGCCTGTTCGTATTTCTCAATCCATTCGGCGGCCGTAGACGGCAAATCGAGCGACTTACCGTTGGATTCCGGGTACAAAGCTTTGACAAATTCCGTCGATGCGTCGGAACCGTCAGGCTCAGGCGGAACTTGCTTCAATACGTGGTTGTGCCAGAAGTCCGATTCGATTTTGATGAGGTCCGCGATGATCTTTTCGTCGCGGTCAATCCGTTTGTATACGAATTTGTTCCCGCCGATGAGAACCGCGATCCACCATGCGACGTATCCGGTCACAGCCATGTAGTGATAACACTGAATCGCGTATTCCCACGGAATGTTGTCGCCTTCCCATTCGTCGGCTTTGTACGCACTGGCGGTTTTGCATTCCAAGCCTTCCAGTTTGCCGACGATCAGCCGGTCAACGTTCGCCAGCATCCACGGATATTCAGGATGTTTTAGGATCGCGTTTTTGCGGCGGACTTTGAGGCCGGTACGGAGGGAAAATTCCTCAGCGACCAAATCTTCCAGCTTGGTTCCCCAGTACATCGCCTCGTTTTCTTCCGGTTCGGCAACAAGGCCGAGTTTTTCCATGTAAACCTGTAAGGGGGTGCGGTACCGGGAGAGACCGGCGATCGCTGCCGCGTCGCTTCCACCGATACCGCGCCGCCTCATTTCCAGCCATTCGGCGTGATCCATGCCTTTTGTTGCGATTTCCACGGTGATCGCCAATTCCGATCCCTCCCTAAGCGATTGCGCGTTGCTTCATTTCTTCGTATTGCTTATACAGCGAATCGATAACGCGCAACTTCCGGCGCAATTCTTTGTCGTCATAAGGTTCGTGTTCAAAATAGAATCTGACGGCTTCCCGTAAGTCTCTGTAAAAGATGTCAACCACAGAGCTTGTCCGCTGTTCCGCAAGATGATCGGTCAAAATGAGATAGATCGAATCGATCTTTCGCAATATCCCGAGTTTCAAGCACACCAACACGCCTTCCGGAATCACCGCGCCCCCTCCTTTTAATCCTCGTACCCGGCGGTCACCCACCGGGCTCCGAGCGCTTCCAACGCACAGTCTTCGCTGCAATACCGATAACCGTCCACATCCAGGTATTCATCGCCGGGATAAATGAACTCATTGCACTTTTCGTTTTCGCATATACCAGCGATTTCGATTGGTTGTGCTTGGCGATCGGGCAATCCTTGGGCGAAGCGATCAAGGCTAACCGGCCACATTAGGCGTTCACCCCGGGAATTTTGATGTCGAGAAGTTTGAGTGTGTGTTCAATTCTCCACTTATATTCCGCTGGCTCTTTAGAGTAATAGGACCTCAAATTCTCCATTTGCTTCGGCGTGATGGTAACGGTGATGGGCTCTTCTTCTATTTCGTAGCCAACAACCAGAGCGGTAATTAATTTATCAACATTGTCATACTCAATAAGTGCTTCAAAATACGGAGCGTGAGGGTCTGGCCAGACTTCTTTGAACAAAGATTGGAGAATCGTACTATTCGTGTACCAGTCAGTTTTCAAACTTTCAATTGCCTCCGCTACTTTTCGCGGCAACTTCACCTTTTCCATCGACTTTTCAGCCCTTCCGTGGTAAAATGGAAGTAAGCATTTGTATCAATCCTCCGGCCGCCTCTTATGCGGTCATTTTCTTTTTGATCTCGTCCCGGATCGCGGCTTCCAACGCCTCGATCTCGCGGTCAATCCACCAATCCCAAGTTCCGTCCTCCACGTATCCCATCCGTTTCAGTCTGGCGCGCATCCATTCCAGTTCGCGGATTCGTTGGCGCATCGGATGTATTTTCACAGGTCGTCATCCCTTCCGTTCACATGTTCAATGGCGATTACGCCGATGATAAAGAGCGCTAATGCCACCAGTAAGATGATCACGTCATTTTCACTCATGCATTCACTTTTCCCCTCCCCCAATCGAGCGTGAATGTTTTGTATTCCAGTCCGAGTAAGGTTTCCTCCATCCACAAGAACTCGTCGGCCGGAGCCTGTATCCGCGCGTTTTCAATGCGGT